CATTGAGGTTCGCGGCAGCGATAAGCCAGAAGTGAAACGAAAACGACTTGCTGATTTTTCACATGGTGATGTGCGCGTGATTATAACTAAACCAAGCATCGCCGGGTTTGGACTCAACTGGCAACACTGCTGGAATGTCGCATTTGTGGGCCTTAGCTATTCGTTTGAAGACTTCTATCAAGCGTTGCGCCGATCATATCGATTTGGCCAAACGCGAGAAGTCAATGCATTCGTGGTCCAAGCAGAAACAGAAGGAGCAATCATCAAATCAATCCAACGTAAAATTAAACAACATCAAACAATGCAAGAATCTATGAAAAAAGCAGCCGCAGAACTAAAGACAAGCGAAACAGAAACAATCGATGCCAAGATGGACATAACTACCACAGAGGGCGACGGATGGACTATTCATCACGGAGACTGTGTGCGAGTTGCTCGTGATAAAATTGCAGATCATTCAGTTGGCTTTTCTATATTCTCTCCACCATTTGCAGACTTGTTTACATACTCAGCAGATCCGCAAGATATGGGAAACTGTGAAGATATGGATGAGTTTATGAAGCACTTTGATTACTTGATTGAAGAAATGAAACGAATCATGATTCCTGGTCGAGAAGTTGCGGTCCACTGTGTTGATCTGCTTTCTACTAAGTGGAAGCACGGCAGCATTCAATTGCAGGACTTTAGCGGGGAGATCATTCGCGCATTCTGGAATCATGGCTTTCTATTTCATTCGCGCATTACAGTATGGAAGAATCCAGTCACTGAAATGCAGCGCACTAAAGCGCACGGACTGCTTTACAAAACCCTCAAAAAAGACAGCTCATCAAGCCGCGTAGGAGTGCCGGACTACTTGCTTGTATTTCGCGCGCCGGGCGAGTCTGTTATACCAGTAACGAAGTCGCCAGAAGACTACAGTGTTGATTGGTGGCAGGAAGTTGCGTCGCCAGTATGGATGACAGTCGATCAAGGGCGTGTTCTCAATCGGACTGGCGCAAGAGACAACGCAGACGAGAAACATATATGCCCACTCCAACTCGATATTATTGAGCGTGGCATTGAACTTTGGAGTAATCCTGGTGATCTTATTTACTCGCCATTCACTGGCATTGGTTCCGAAGGATGGGGCGCATTAACATTAGGACGCACGTTTGTCGGCAGTGAGCTAAAACAAAGCTATGCAGAGCAAGCTTGCGGCAATTTATCAAATGCAACAGCTCAAGGCAGTTTGGCACTTGTTTGATTAAAATATAAAAATCTATATAAACATGATTGAAACACATACACATGGCATATCCAGCTTTATGAGGTGGGCCGAAAGGCGCATTGCTGAAGAGGTCGAAGCCAATGAAGAATTTGAGCAACGCACAGGCTCGACTGCTCCTTTAAAAGAATCAACGCATTTGCCGCATAGTCTTACAGACGAACAGAAGCGCAGCATGATTGATGCGGTTGATGATTTGCGTAGATTAGGTGTTGCGGCCAAAAAGGCATGCAACGAAGTTGGTCTGCATTTTTCAACTTACTTTCAATGGCGCAAAAAGTTTGGCATGGGAAGGTTTGAGGAATGAGTGAAGAAGAACCAGAAGAATGCCCGGCCTGCGATGGCTATGGCGAATTACCTGGCAACCCTAACACCAATGACTTTCCAACCTGCTCAGCCTGCAATGGCACTGGCATAAATTATGACGGATAAAGATTGTTTTATCCGACAACTCTAATAATCAATAACTCACCTATGAAGCTACTAGGACAAACACCCAGAACAGATCAAGCGCACTCCAAGATATTTAAGGAACTAGTTTTAACCGACGACTGGAATCATGCATTGAATTGTATGCAGGACCACGCCGAGCGACTAGAAACAGAAGTTAATCAAGCCATTCTTCAAATTGAACAGTTGAGAGCGCAAATGGCACTTGCTAACTCTGGCATGCTTCAATTGGCTGCCAAAATGAAAGGCATGCATTGAGATACTACATCGGAATTGATTGCGGTCTGGATGGCGGCATCACAATGATCAATTGGAAAGGCAAGCTAATGCAGTCATCAATCATGCCAACAGTGCCAAACGGCAAAGGTCGCAAGATTGATTTGCATACATTGGCTGCCACAATCAAAGAGATTAGCAGGCATCCAGATCAATATACATTCATTGTTGAGAATCCGGGCGCACATGCACCAAGCGCAGCAGGACTTAGATCAATGACTTATTCGTTTGCGGCCGTGGAAACATTGCTGGCAGCTCATCAACTCAAGTATCATGTGGTGCTGAGCCAAAAATGGCAGAAGGTATTCTGGAGCAAACCGAAGATGCCAAAGGGCCAGAAGTTTAATACAAAGGCTGCTGCACTCAATATCGTCAATCAGATATTCCCAGGCGAAAAGTGGCTGAAGTCAGATCGTTGCACCAAGCCGCATGACGGCATGATTGATGCAGCATTACTAGCAGAGTATGGCAGAAGGCAAAACATTTAGATAAAACAATTATAAGAATAAAAATATGACCAAATACCTAGCAACCGATGAAGATGAAATACTGACACAAGATAGTAGCAAGCTGATACAATTTGACGAAATCAATGCAAAGCTGATGGGCAATGCAGAGAGCTATTGCCACTCATGGCTGCCCGGCGGCAAGGTCAAAGGCGGCTCATACAGGATTGGCGGCATTGATGGATCAATCGGATCTTCTATGTCAATCAACCTTAGCACAGGCCAATGGTATGACCATGCGACCGAAGACAAGGGCGGGGACCTTATAGCTTTATATGCAGCAATAAACAATCTCAGCCAAGGCGATGCAGCCAGCGAGTTGCAAGGCGCCGTCAATATTGTGCGCATGACAAGGCCGGCAAAGCGTAAGCCATTAGCATCTGAGTCAGACTGGGAACACGCATTGACCAAGCCAGAAACACCAGCTCCAGAACACTGGGAGCATGGCAAGGCACACATTACTTACAAATACGCAGACGCATCAGGGCGGCCAGTTGGCGTGATCATGCGATGGAATTTGCCAGATGGCAGCAAGACAATCAGCCAGTGCAGTTGGATGCGCCATAAGAAGACTGACAGATGCACATGGAAGTGGCAGGCATTCAATGCGCCAAGACCGCTTTACAAGGGCGAACTGCTCAACAAGATGCCCGGCGCGGATGTTGTCATTGTTGAAGGTGAAAAGGCGGCAGATGCATTGGCATCCAAATTGCCAGATCATGTAGTGCTTTCATGGGCTGGTGGCAGCAAGGCAATCAATCAGAGCGATTGGACCGTGCTAGAAGGCAGGAATGTATCAATATGGTCAGATAACGATGCACCAGGGCGAACAGCCGCAAAGCAACTGCAAGACATCACGAAGGGCAATCTGATCGATGCACCAAGCGACAAGGCAGAAGGATGGGATGCAGCCGATGCAATCGCAGAAGGTTGGACCACCGAAGGCTTGCAGGAATTGATTGCAACAAGCGTCCAAAGGCAGACATTCAATGTAAGGTTTGGCAATGAAGGCGCACCAAGATCATTAGACGAAGCCAAGGCAAGGCGGCCAGATGTAATCATTGACGGGCTGCTGTATGCCAAATCAAAGCTGCTGATTGGCGGCGTTGCCAAGGCTGGCAAGTCTCACTTCGCAATGTCATTGGCATCTTGTATGGCTTCTGGGCAACCATTCTTGCAGTGGGCGGCCCCAGAACCTCAGCGCGTGCTGTATGTTGACTTTGAATTGCATGAGTGGGAGTTGAACGAGCGATGCGCATCTGCTTGCAATTGGGACATTCCTCAGAATCTAGCAACCCTGAGTCTCCGGCAGCACTACGATGTCAGAAGCACCAGAGAGCTGAGCAGGGTGCTGAAGACGATACAGGCGAGCCAGTTCGATGTGATCATCTTGGACTGCCTTTACAAATTTAACAGCGCAGAGGATGAGAATGACAACGCGGCCATGAAAGCCATTGGCTCTTGGATGGATGAGATCATTGCCAAATACGGCATCACACCAATCTTGATTCACCACTTTGGCAAGGGTTCGCAATCTGGCAAAGAAGTCATTGACCGCTTCCGTGGCGCGTCATCTGTAGTTGGCGAAATGGATGGACTGATCTCAATCATCAGCCATGAGAATGAGGGATGCTACATTGTTGATAGTGTGGTCCGATCATTCAAATCAACGCCATCATTTGTGGCTCGATGGGATTATCCACACTGGGTGCTGTCTGAAGATTTGGACGCATCGAGGGCAGCCAAGCCGGGAGCAAAGAAGAAGCATGGTGATGACAAATTGCTGGCACAGATTCCATCTGGTGAAGAGCAGGCAGCATTCTTTGGCGACCTAAATTTGGACATGTGTAAGCACCAATTTGCCAGAAGAAGGGCAAAAATTGATGCCATCCAAGTGGTAAAAATGGTCAATTCAGCAGGGAAAATTGAAAATGCATATTATCAATAAAACCAATATTATGAACCAAGAAAAATACACACAGAAACTAGAGCTTATGAAACAAGCCAGAGAGGCCCTCGACAACGCAATCGGAGTTAATACTTCTCTGGACGGAGAGATTAGGGACTTAATGTTCGGCGTAACAGATGCCATCGAGTGGCTTAGAGAGGACTACCCGGAATATGAGTAAGCCAATAATAGCAGTATGGTTTTCCTGTGGTGCAGCGTCAGCAGTAGCCGCAAAGAAGACAATAGAAAAATATGGTGACACGCACACCATACGAATCATCAACAACCCAGTTGCAGAAGAACACGAAGACAATCGTAGATTCCTGGTAGATGTTGAGAGGTGGCTTGGAGTTAAGATTGAGATTGCCGTTAACCCAAAGTTTCCGGACACATCCTGCGAGACAGTTTGGGAAAAAAGAAAGTATATGGCTGGTATCGCGGGAGCACCCTGCACAATGG